CGGTATTGATGAAATACACTACCCACATAAGACTGTAGAGTATGACCATAAATGGTTGTTGGAATCCCCTTCAAATCTTTACTTCCTGTTCGATACAGCCATGGTTTGAGATAAATAGACATTAACCTAGTTCCGACAGTAGTTGTCGATGGTATCAAGCACGTTCCCAAATACGACTCACGCTTCACTATATTTGCAATTAACATCTGAGATGGATCTTGCATTGCATCTTTTCCAAGAGATGGTTTATGGTTCTCTGGATCCGTAGTGAGCTTGTACGTTGGTAATAAGCCTCTTCCCACTGATACTGATGGCACTCGCATTGTCATCGGTGAGTCTGCACTCACGTCAGACGCCTTTCCATATCCAAAAGTTTTTGCAACGTTCGCTCCAGTCTTTGCAGCTGTTGAAACCACTGTAGCAGCTCTCCCAACAACTCCTGGAACTGGTGTTAACATGTCCGATACGGCAGCGACCTTTTCCAATTTTCCTGAAATCAATCCTTCCTTACTCTTCTCTTCAGCTTCTTCCATCTGATATGTTGGACTAACACTAGTTGACAATGGTGTATCAAACAGTTCCGATACTGGTTCTGTAGATGTAACCATGCTACTAAGGTCATGTTCAACTGATGACGGAACAGATAGTTCTGGCTCAATTAGAGCTGCATATATTGTCACATACACAGGTCTAGGTTCTGGAATAGTAAGAGGTGGATTAATCACATTCAATTGTAGAGATCCCATGACGGTGATTTCTTTGTTCAATGCCAACTGATCAAGTCTCATATATTGGTTATTCAACTTGTAGTCGACAGAAAATTCAGTTTGACTAGATCCTTTAAGCTCAATATCAACTCCCTGTGCAGTGTAAACAGCTTGAGTAGTCGTGTATTGGTCGAGTCGTTTAGAAACAACAGCATCTGAATATAGGTTTTCAGTACCTATAACAGGTAACCATCTTACTAGCATCTTTCCATAATGGTAAGACGTAGCATTCACATTAATAACAAATCTGATCCCTTTTGCTCTCAAATACTTATAGTAAGCAACCTTCGGCTTAATGAAGGGTACTTTCAAGTAGTCTTGTGGGAAAACAAATCTATTAATCATTCCATGTGATGATGCTGTCAATTCTAGCTGCTCAACTATATACAGTCTTTCCAAAAACTTATTTTGACTTTCAGCAGGGCTAACTGATAAAGTTCGAGTCAGGTTTGTGATATCGCCTTCATAGTTTAGAGTTTCATGATCTCCAGTTTCTACGAAAGACGAGACAGGCGCTTTCAACCTACCTGGATTGTCATCTCCGATAGGCAGTTCAATTTGTGGTTGTCTTTGATCGCTATTATCATTGTTTGCAGTGTTCTGTTTTTACCTACTTTCGCAACACTAGACTCAGAGTAGGCAGGCATCGGGTTAGCTTATATTTTCGGAGGCGCTCGTCCATCACTAGGCAGTTAACACTGCCTCCTCCTTTTCACCCTCAGGATTCAGCAACCCGTTTGCTATTCCTGGGGTGATTCGTTCTTGGTCAAGAGCTTCAACTGCATCACGATAGTTCAACAGTTTATACTCAGGCTTCAGAACTTTTCTCACTTTGCTTCTATGCTCATCAAAAGTCTTTCGACCATATCTGCTCATATACAAACAAAATGAGTCCAAATTCGATTGGAAGGTATACTCTTGCAGAGCATTCCTTCGTTGCCATAAGATTATCTCCTGAATTACTTCAAGAGGCAAAATTCCATACCAATCGCCATCCCTGTACTCAAAGTTTCTCTTCAAAAAGCTAACTTGATCTGCTTCCAAAAAAGTATCTTCTTCGGTTATCTCTTCTTTTGTAATACTTGTCATTTTCATGCCAAATAGATAATCGAACGCTCTACTCAAATTGTACAAATTGAAAAACCTAGCTTTCTCTGAGACTCGAATACAGCTGTCATCTCCATAAAACTTCGCATACACATTATTGTCATATATTACTTCATCAAACTCAAGGCCTTCATTCCTCGCAATATAATAATAAGACATTCTGTGCATCAAAGAATTCATTAGAGAATTCAGATGTGCAGTTAACGCTACTCCCGAAGGCATAGCTCCCTCCACATAGACCAAATACTGTCCCATGATGTGAAAACTCGAAACAACCGATCTAACTAGCGCTCTTCTCGCTTGTTGATTCTCCTCCTCATCATCATACCATTTATTTATTACTTCAGCTGCTGCCATGGCTAACGGCAACCGAATGTGTTTGTCCATTTTCGATAAATCACTCAAAAGCCAATATTTCCCTCGATTTAACATCCCTTTCATGAAAGTGTTTGTTCCTTCCACTGAGTCAAGATTGACTCCTACACTACACTCACACTCAGGATGTGCTAAGGAAACGTGACCCATCCAAGATCCAAAGAGTATTCTGAAACAGATGTTAACATCGTAAGTTCCAACAGTAAACACTCTAGTTTTGTGAGCTTCTCTCTTTTCAAACGAAACTTTCTCATCCTTAAGGGAATCGATCCAATATGTAGGCAATACAATACCTTGCTTCAATTGTTCCATTCGATAATTGACAAGCTCTTCCAATTCCGGTAGCCATTTAACATCCAAATCATTGAACTCTGTGTAAGCCAATTTTCCAGACATCCCTCGTTGAAGCATATAGCCTGCTGAGGAATTAGGATTCATTCGTGTTGTTCCTTGCAAACGCTGTCCATTTTTCACTAGTCCCGTCAAAGCCTCTCGAAAAGTCCACAATCTTTTTTCGTATGAATACTTAGTTTCAAATTCCAAGTTTCTAGCTGCTTCTTCAATTGCTCTTTCTTCAATTGCTGGAGGTACTTTGTACACAAATTCATTGTTGTACGCAGATATTCCAACTGAAAATGCCTTCTTCGTTAAATCTGGATAAGTTTTGGTGTAGTCGTATGGAACTGGTCCATTAAACTTATCTTGTGTTCTCTTCAATCCAGATTTTGTTGGAGAAAAAACTTTCATTTCTGGTTTCAATTTAGCCGCTTTCAAATAAGGTAATTCTTCAACTAAGCCTTCAGTCATTGCTTCCAAACACTGATTAACAGTTTTAGATTCTTTCAATCCTCCAAAATCTTGTGCAAATTCTTCAAGGTCTTCTTGCGAAACTCGTGTTCCATAGCTCACTTCAGGTGCTCCAGCCGTGTGCAATGCCATTATTCTGCAACTTTGCATAGTGGGATCTAATGTGATGTAAACTGATCCACAAATGCCTTTCTGATTGTCCATGCCAATTTGAAAAAGTCCGAATCGTGTTTCCTTCTTGGTGTCAGTTATTGATATCTTGTAATTTCCTTGTCCAAGAACCTTTCCAACAGTACCCATAACACTCCCTTCTGCGTCAACTCTCAGTCTTAAAACTGAAGTTCCAGCTGATATTTGAGATTCATCTTTCAAGAAATATTTTGATCTATTTGGTTGGTTTAATCCTTTACAATAAATACAAGCCAAATCATTTGGATAATTCTTTCCCATTGGATTTGCTATTGTTTTTTCCATTGGATCAATGTATTTTGTAGTAAAAGTTTTGCCAACCTTATAAATCAATTTGAATTCTCTAATGACTCTGTTATTTCCCACAGCCTGAAAGTAAACATCCATGAAATGAGTATTAGTCAGAACATAATCTCCTGTCAAGAAAGCATGATTCGTATACCTTTTCGCTTCGCCAAGTTCATTCTTTGCTGAAAAAGTCAAAACTGCCAGTCCGTTCACAATGTTGTAGTAAATTGCCTTCAAAGCCGGGTCAAATTCCACATCCAATGCTGCTGCCACTTTATTCAAACTGATACACTGTTTACATGTTTCTCCAGTTACTGTCAAATTAGCCCCACATTTTTCACAAGTTGGACCTTTCTCCATCAGTACACTGGGATCTTTTGTGATCGCTTTTAGATTCTCCACATTCGCCACTGCCTTAACTGCTGGTTTTCCATTCAATGGAATTTCTGTTTCTGCAGGTTCATTCGTCTGAAATCTTCTTGTCGATCTTACACTTCTCACAGCGTGTTTTTTTGCTTTGGCAGCTCTATTGTTCAATGTAATTGATGCCTCACTTTGTTCTTCAAGCTCAGGGTCATCTCCTGACACAAACGACATTATGGCTGTTATGCATGCTTTTCCTGCTCCAATTGCTGCTAGAGTCAATTTAGTGATAATTTCTTTAAAAGCTATGAGTATTGCGAAAATAAACATTACTAAAGCTATCATCACCAAGGGCGCTTTTTGTGCAAATGCCAAAATTGCTTTCTTTGATGCTTCAGAAAAAATTGCCAATTTGCCTTCAACAAGTCTCCTCGTATAGTTCACCACAGCCGGGACTCCAAACTGCCCAGTAAACCACAAAACACAAGCTGTACTAGCACTAGCGAGTGCAGCAACAATCTTGTATGCCATAGCTAAACTAGGGGTCAAAGCCATCACCAGTAAGAATGCAACGGATAAAATAAACCAACAAACTGGGTCAATGAGAGATTCTTTGAAAGATTTCTTCAACGTCTCAAATCTAACTCTCATTCCTTCAGCTATGTCGGGCATTCTCTCCACTCCTTCAGGCTCTTCTCCGACTTGATTTTCAGGAATTTCGTAATCCATTTCAACAGATTCAGA